CAAGCAGAGATAGAAATTTATATGGGTGAGAAAAGTATTAAAAAATTAATATTAAAATGACCAAAGAGCAAATAATTAAAAGACTAGGATTAATCAATAAGTTACGCAAAGAGCTAAAAAGTAGAGGTCCTGCGGATCTAGAGGTAAAGATTGCAACATTAGAAAAAGAAGTAGATACTTTAAAAGCAGTTATAGATTTGAAAGACATAGAGATTAATGAAATAAAAAAAAAATTAGAAAAAATCAAACAGGATAAGTTTGAAGATGATTTAGCAAATAATACTCCACACAAGGATCAGTTTAAATGAAATACCTATTAACTATAGTAATATGTTCAGTTGTAAATGGGAAAACTGCTTGCATACCACCTTATCAAGCACAGATTGAATATATTGACGCTTATGAATGTTTGCTTGATGGTTATAACATGTCATATAATAAAATAGTAGAACTAGGAAGAGAAGATGTTAATAAGTACAACATCTACATAAAATTTGGCTGTAATGAAAATCAATCTAACAAAACCGCAATATCAAATATCATCGTCCAATAAAAGATTTAGAGTTTTAGTTTCAGGTAGAAGATTTGGTAAAACTTATTTATGTATTACCGAAATGATGAAGTATGCGAGTAAAGTAAAACAAAACATATGGTACGTAGCTCCAACCTTTAAAATGGCAAGAGAGATTGCATGGACTAAACTAAAAGATATGCTTCATCAGTTTAATTGGATTGAAAATGTTAATGAATCAAATTTACAAATCACCATAAAAAAAACAGGATCAAAAATATCATTAAAAGGTTGTGAGAACTATGATGCACTTAGAGGTGTAGGTATAGATTTTTTAATACTAGATGAATTTGCTGATATAGATGAAAAGGCATGGACTGAGGTCCTTAGAGCATCGATAGCAGATACACAAGGAGATGTGCTTATGTGTGGTTCTCCTAAAGGTTATGGTAACTGGTCCTACAGAATGTATCTTAAAGGAAAAGAAGATGAAGAATGGGATAGTTTTCAATTTACTACTTTACAAGGTGGAATGGTTCCTAAAGAAGAACTAGACCAAGCTAAACAAGATGTCGATATAAGAACGTATAGGCAAGAGTTTGAGGGCACTTTTGAAAACTACGCTGGAGCTGTATATTATAATTTTCATCCTGTCGATAATGTAAAAAAAAGTGAAATTGATTGGAACAAACCATTACACATTGGATTAGATTTTAACGTGGATCCTATGTCAGCTTCTGTTGCACAGATAGAAAAAGATATAATACATTTTAAAGATGAGATAGTTATTTATTCAAGCAATACTGATGAAATGGTTGAGGAGATCAGAAATAGATATGGCTCCAAACAAAAAATATTTTGTTACCCAGACCCAGCTTGTAGGCAAAGAAAAACTTCTGCTGGTGGAAGAACAGATTTGACTATTTTACAAAACGCTGGATTTAATGTGAAATGTAAAATAAAACATAGTCCAATAAGGGATAGGATCAATGCTGTCAATTCTAGACTTAAATCAGCATCAGGGAAAAGACACATATTTGTTAATCCATCTTGCAAAATTATTGTTCGTGGGTTACAAAGACAGATATATAAGGAAAATACAAATATTCCTGATAAGGAAGAAGGATTTGACCACATGAATGATTCAATAGGATATCTCGTAGAAATAGTAAAACCTTTGATAGCTGAACAAAGACCTTTTAAACCAGTAAGATGGACACATAAATAATATGGCTTATTCAAGAGATGAAGCATTTGAAACTCATAAAGATTACAAAGAAAATGTAAATCAGTGGGAATATTTTATACGTTCATTTAACGGTGGATACGATTACACCATAGGTCAATACCTTAACAGATATAATCTTGAATTGGATAACGAGTACAATCAAAGACTTGGAAATACTCCTTGCGATAACCATTGTAAAAATATTATCCAAATTTATTCATCTTTTTTATTTAGAGTTAAAGCTTCAAGAGACTTTGGAGAAATGTCTGATGAACCAAGTTTAGAATCATTCTTAAAAGATGCAGATCTAGATGGTAACAGTTTTAATAGTGTTATGAAACAAGCACAGATATATTCATCAATCTATGGGCATACTTTTTTAATTTTAGACAAACCAGCAATACAAACAAGAACAAGAGCAGAGGAACTAGATCAAGACATAAGACCTTACATATCATTAGTAACACCAGAAAACGTTTTAGATTGGAATTTTAAACGTGAGATAAATGGAAAATATTATTTAGATTATTTAAAGATTAGAGAAGAAGTAGATAAAGATGGTGGCACGTATTTTAAGTTATGGTATCCTGATAGAATAGAAACTATATATGCTAAAGACGATAGATCAGATCCAACTATAATAGATACTGCCGATAACCAGATCGGACGAATACCAGCAGTTATTCTTTACAATTCAAAAAGCCACAAAAAAGGTTTAGGAATTTCCGATTTGGCAGATATTGCAGATTTGCAAAAATCAATCTACAATGAATTATCAGAGATAGAACAATTAATAAGATTAACTAACCACCCGTCATTAGTAAAAACTCCATCAGTAAATGCAAGTGCAGGAGCTGGTGCAGTTATTGAGATGCCAGAAGAGATGGAACCTAATTTAAAACCTTACCTACTACAACCATCAGGTCAAAATTTACAAGGCCTTATGCAATCAATAAATCATAAAGTTGAATCTATAAATAGAATTGCACATACAGGAGCAGTAAGAACAACTAAACAAGCTGTATCATCTGGTATTGCATTACAAACTGAATTTGAATTACTTAATGCAAGACTTTCTGAAAAAGCAGATAATTTAGAAATAGCAGAAGAACAATTATTTAGATGTTATGCAATGTTTCAAAACGCAACTTTCGATGGAGAGATAAACTATCCAGATAGTTTTAACATTAGAGATTATGCTACTGATCTTGCATATTTTCAACAAGCTAAAGCAATCAATATTGAATCTCCTACTTTACAAAAAGAAATTGATAAAGAAATTGCAAGAGCTGTTGTTGATGATGATGAAAAACTTGGAATTATATTTGACGAGATTGAACAACAAAAAGAACTAGGTCAGTTTACACAAGACGAAGTACAAGAACCAGAAACAACTCAAGAAGTAGAAGAAGAAGAAGTTTAATGAATGTCGAATATAGTAGAAGATTTTACAAACTATAGAATAAGATCTATTGAGGTAGCAGAGGCTCAATACTACGAAACATTAATCAGAACATTAGATAAAATTGAAAAAGATATTGTTGAGCTAGTAAACAAAGAAATACCTAAGACTGCAAACTTTAAGTTGTTTAATTTACAATCTGCAATAGCTGTTCAACCTTTAATAAGACAAACTTTAGAAAGAGAATATTTAAGATGGTCTGATACAGTAGTTAGAGAGGGTTTTAACAAACAAGCAAAAAGAGTTGAAAGAGCTTTTAGAGATATTGGCAATATTCCTGTAGAGTTCCAACAATTAACTAAATCAGATTTAACATTAATACAAAATTTAAAACGTCAAACTTATACACAATTCAAAGATGTTTCTAATACTTTTACAAGAAGATTATCAGAAAAAGTTTATCAATATACTTTGATAGGTACTGACCCAATAGAACTTGAAGATGATTTAAGACGTACAATTAATGGTATTTATGCATCAGCAAAAGATGAAGAAGTAAATAAACTTGTAGCTTCAATTAAACGTGATGAAGTAGCTGTAAGAAGATCAGACAAAAGAACTACACAAGGTAAAGTTGTAAGGGATAGATTAAATAAAAATATACAAACCTTACAATCAAAATTTGCTAGAGATAGAGCTGGTGAAAACATGAAAAGATATGCTGGTCAAATATTAAATGATTCATTGAGAGAATTCGATGCAACCCTAAATTTAGCAAAGGCTAATGATGCTGGTTTAAAGTATGTAGTATATCAAGGTAGCAATATACCAACAACTAGAGAGTTCTGTAGGCTTGTCAGAGAGGGAAGATATGATAAAAGAAAAGGTGGACTTTTTACTGTTGATGAGGTCAGAAAACTTTGGAAACGTAATTGGACAGGAAAAAAAGCTGGGGATCCTTTTATAGTTCGTGGCGGTTATAACTGTCGTCATCAATGGTCATTTGTCAATAAAGATTGGTATGACACCAACGGAAAATTAATAATTGAATAGGAGAAAAAATGTCAGAAGAAAATCAGGTTAATCAACCGAAAAATGATGCTGTTGAAGAACAGGCTAAAGAAACTCAAACTGACGAAGTGAAAACAGAAAATACTTTCACCCAACAACAAGTTGATAATATTATCAAGCAAAGACTAGATGCAGAAAAAGCAAAACAACAAAGACAGCTAGACGAACTGAAAAAAAAGGAAGATGAAGCGGCTAGAGAAAAACAAATTCAAGAAGCTAAAACAAAAGCAGATCTTGAAAATCTTATGAAACAAAGGATTGCTGAGAAAGATAAAGAACTAGCTGATTGGAAAAGCAAAGTAAAAACAATCAATGTTGATAATTCTATCTTATCTTTTGCTTCTAAAAATAATGCGATAGCTCCTGATCAAGTTGTTTCTTTATTGAAAAATGAAGTAAATTATAATGATGATGGTAGAATAGAAATACTTGATAATAATAAAAACATAAGATACAACCCAAAAGGAGAACTACTTTCTATTGAAGATCGAGTAAAAGAGTTTTTAGATGCTAACCCACATTTCCGTAAAGGGTCTCCGTCTGGATCAGGTAGCCAGAGTAGTGTCGAGGGTAAAACTGTAAAACCTTTTAACATTCAGGACTTAGATATGAGCAAACCAGAGGATCGTAAACGATATGCTGAATATCGTAAACAACGTGATAGTGGTGCAGTTCAGATAAATTTAAACAAATAACAATAGGACAATAAAATGGCGAATGAAACAACCAGCTCAACCTTGTCGGAATTGTACACAGAAATTGTGGCAGAAGCATTATTCGTAGCAAGTGAGCAATCAATAATGAGACCGTTAGTAAGAAACTATGCGGTATCAGGTGGCGGAAAATCAGTAGAGGTTCCAATATATGGAACTGTTTCAGCAAGTGCTGTAAACGAAGCAACTGATTTATCTAACACAGAAGTAAACCCAACTTCGGTTACTATAACTGCAAGTGAAAATGGAATAATGACAACTTTAACTGACTTAGCAAGAAATGCGGCTCCAAGAAACGTAGCGGCAGATATTGGTAAATTGTTCGGTGAAGCAATCGCGAAGAAACAGGATTTAGACTTGACTGCTCTATTTGATGGTTTCTCAAACACAGTAGGATCTACTGCGGCGGCTGTAACTGTTGAGCATTTTTTCCAAGCTCTAGCAACATTAAGAAGAAACAATGTTCCTTTAAATGATGTTGTAGCAGTTTTTCATCCTGATATTGCTTATGATTTGAAAAAAGGTATCACAAATACATTTGCAACATCTGGTAACGTATCTGATTTAGCAAACGAAGCATTAAGAAATGGTTTCATCGGTTCTTTAGGTGGAATTAGAATTTTTGAAACTTCAAACATCGCTAATACAGGAAACGCTGGTGACTACAAATCAGCAATGTTCCATAGAGATGCTTTAGGAATGGCAATGATGCAGGACCTAAAAATTGAAACTCAAAGAGATGCTAGTTTAAGAGCAGATGAAATTGTAGCAACAGCAGTATATGGTGTAGGTGAGTTACACGATACATATGGTGTTGAAATACAAGGTGATTCAAGTATAGTAAGCTAATAATCATTTTCTTATGGGGGAGAAATCCCCCATGAGAGTAAGGAGTTATTATGAACATAGAACTAACTAACGGCAAAAAAACTATTGTTAGAAGTAAACAACAATACGAAGCAAACAAAGAATCATTTAAGTCTAGAGGATTTGTTCCTGTAAGTGCAGTTAAAAAAGAAATAAAGAAATCAAAGATAGTAGATTTAGTAGATAAAGTTGTACAACTAAAACCTAAGAAGAAAAAAAATGTTAAAAAAACTAAAAAGTAAAATAAAAAAATTTATAGATTGGTTTATAGGTAAATGCTATGGCTAATTTTACAGGCTTGAATGTAGTTGATGCTGGAGAAATATCAAAGTATCAACCAGATGCATTTAACTTTGGTATAGGTTCTGGAGATAGTAAAGTCACACATTATCTTTCAGAAACTAACTCAGACATTTTAAGGGCACTAAGAGCAGAGTGGTTTCCAACTTATAAAGCTAACGTTTATACAGACATTACAGTTTTAAATACTTTGGAAATGGATAATACAAAAGTTAATCTAGATCAGTTCAAGAGAGCGGCTGTATATTTATTTTTAGGAAGATTTTTTTTACCATCGTTAACAAAGTTTAGACCAGAAGCAGACAAAGATAGATTTGAAAGAATGGCTGAATATTATATGGCTGAATACAATAAAGAATGGCGTATGATATTAGAAGATGGTGTAGAATATGATTCAGATGACAATGCTTCTATCTCAAAAGCTGAGAGAGAACCTTTACATGGTTTTAGAAGATTGACTAGATAATGGCTTTAGAATTAAAAGTAACTTCTAATGTTAAAAAAGTACAAGCTCGATATGTAAAATTTTTACATAGATTTCCAAGAATAATACAACAAGGTTTAGATCAAGCTGGTGAACAGCTAAAAACTATTATTGTAAAAAGAACTGAATCAGGAAGAGATCAAGATGGAAGAAGATTTCAAGGTTATTCTCAAGCCTATGCAGATTTAAAAGGGAAAACAACAGTAGATTTAGAAGATACTAACAAAATGTTACAAAGTATTTCATCTAAAGTTGTTTCAAGAAACAGAGCACAAATTTTTTTTAGATCATCTAGAGAGGCTACGAAAGGATTATTTCATCAAAAGGGTATGGGTAATTTACCTGAAAGAAAATTTTTTGGTTTTAACAAAAAAACAGAAAAGGTGATACAAAGGACCTACGAAAATTTTCTGAAAAAAGAAATTAAAAGATTAGGAATATGAGCACTAGAGAAAATATCGCATCAAATTTAGTTACTGTAATTGGTAACATAAGTAGCCCAGATGTTAAAAAGGTAACAAGACAACCTTTTGAATTAGATGAATTATCACAACAACAATATCCAGCAGTTTTAATTCAAACGATAGAAGAAACAAAAGAAGATCAAGAAATAGGAAGTGGTGCTAAAACAAGAATATGCACTTTAGAATTTGGAATAACAGGGTACATTAAAGGCAGTGAAAGTAATATAGATACAGCAAGAAATGATTTAGCTTCTGCTGTTGAAACTGCTCTTGAATCTGATATTACGAGAAATGGAAATGCACTAGACACAGAAGTAATCTCTATAGAGACTGATGCTGGTAGTTTATTTCCATACGGAGCTGTACTAATAACAGTCCGTGTGATATACGAACATCAAGCCGCAACCCCATAGGATAAGATATGAAAATTAAAAAAATACTTGAAAAAATAAGAAAGAAAGTAGAACAAATAGAAAAACTTCATGATAAAGAAAGTTTACTTTGCGAAGAAGTAAAAGATTTGATAGAAGAAGCAGAAGAAAATGAAATTGACGAAGAGTGGGAAGATGAAGAAGAAACTTTTGAAGATGACGAAGATGAAGATATTGACGATGAAGAAGAAAACTAATATAAACAAATAATTATAAGGAGAAAAAAATGGCAGTACATCATGGTAAAGAGGGTGAAGTAGTAGTTGGTGGTTCAGCAGTTGGTGAACTTGTATCATTCACTTTAGAAACTACAGGAGATGTTGTTGAAAGTACGCAAATGTCTGATGCCGCAAAAACTTTTATTGCTGGTAGAACATCTTTTTCTGGTAGTTTAGAAATGCACTTTGACGAAGCAGATAGTGTTCAAACACAATTAGTTGCTGGTGCTAGTATAACTTTTAAACTATTACCAGAGGGTAGTTCAACTGGTGACAGAAAATTTGAGGGTGCAAGTGTTATTACAGGAATGTCAGTATCACAGCCTTTAGATGGTATCGTTACTAGATCAGTTACTTTTCAAGGAACAGGTGCTTTAACAATAGGAACTGAATAATAATTTATGTCAATACTTGACAGAGCCAAGTCTCATTTTGAGAATATTGGAGTACAATCTATCGAAGTTCCTGAGTGGAAAGACGATGATGGAAATCCTACGATCTTATATTGGAACCCTATCAATCTGTACGAAAAAAATAAATTATTTAAAAAATCTGATAACATGACAGATGTCAGCATACTAGCTGATATTGTCGTAATGAAGTCTTTAGATAAAGATGGAAAAAAGATTTTCAAGTTAGAAGATAAAATGGATTTATTAACAAAGGTTGACTCAGATGTATTATCTCGGATAGCTACTGCTATGATCCAAGTTGTTTCTCCTGATGAAGTAAAAAAAAACTAAAATTCGATCCTGAAATTAGAAATTTACTTATCGTCGCTGATAGGTTAAAAATATCTTTATCTGCACTTTTACAAATGGAGGAGTGGGAATATAATCATTGGTTAGCATATATCTCATTAGAAAATGATGAACACAATGCACAAACCAATAAAGTAAGGTAGCAATGGCACAAAATTTAGTACTAAACATTCTAGCTAAAGATAAAACTAGACAGGCTTTCGCTGGTGTTAGATCTGGATTAGCAAATTTAAGAAGTGCTGTTTTTTCTGTTCAATCTGCATTAGTTGGTATTGGTGGTGGTTTAGTCGTTAAATCAATTTTAGATGTAGGCTCTAATGTAGAACAATTAAGATTAAGATTTGCGTTTTTATTTAAAGGTGTACAAGAGGGTGATAAAGCATTTAAAGGTTTAATTGATTTTGCCTCTAAGGTACCTTTTACATTAGAAGAAATACAGGCTGGTGCTGGTAATCTTGCTGTCGTTACAAAAAATGCAGAAGAACTCAATGAAGTTTTAAAACTTACAGGGAATGTAGCGTCTGTTACAGGATTAGATTTCAGAACAACAGCAGAACAAATTCAAAGATCTTTTTCATCAGGTATAGGTAGTGCAGACTTATTTAGAGAAAGAGGTGTTAGAGCTTTACTTGGTTTTCAAGCTGGAGCAGTCGTAACAACTGAGGAAACGAAAAAAAGATTTAGAGAATTATTTGGAGAGGGTGGAGAGTTTGAAAAAGCCACAGAAGTTTTATCAACAACTTTTGCTGGTACTCTTTCAATGTTATCAGATAAATTATTCAAATTTAGATTAGAAACAGGACAAGCTGGTTTTTTTGATTTTATAAAACAAGGATTAGTTGAAGTTAATAAACTTATAGAAAGCAATTCACAAATATTAACAGAGTTTGGCACAAAACTATCAAATGCTTTAATTACAGCTACTAAACAAATAATAATGGGATCAGCAGTTATAATACAAGCTATATCACCTATATTTTCATTTGTTGGTAAATCGTTGTTAGGTCTTTTTGATTTTCTGAGAACTTTGCCAGAGGGGGTAAGGACCTTTGGTATACTTGGTTTCTTAATGCTTGGTGGAAAAGGAAAAGCATTAGTTGTTTTCTTGGGTGGTTTTATTGATGAAATAAGATCAATGCTCGGTGATCTTTTGATGGGATTTGCAGAGTTTAATCAAAAAATTTTAGAAATAAGAAGAACTTTAAGGTTGGTCAGTGAAGAAGATTTTGTCAAAATATTAAATCAGAATAATCAATTAGTAGGTATAGCTACAAATCTAAAAAAACCAGTAAATGAATTCAGAAAAGAAATAGAAGCAACTAATGGTGGATTAGATACAACTATAGGAAAACTAAGAGAATTTTTAAATACACTTGAAGCTAAAGCATTAATTTCAAGACAACAAATAGAAGAAATTTTATCAAGATTAAAAGCATCTACAGATGAAGTTAAAAAGGTAGGTATAGAATTTGATAAAATTGGACAGGGTGTTTTAAAACAAATGGAAAAAGATGTAGAAAGTATAAATGAAACTATTGCTAAAAGCATGGTTGGTGGGATAAAAAGTTTTTCTAGAGGTATTGCTGAATCAATAGTGTTAGGAAAAGATTTGGAAAATACTATGAAAACAATAGCACAAAGAATTTTAATAGATATTTTGACATCAACTATAACATTTATTATCCAACAAAAAATATTAAATAAATTTAAGAAAGATGAATTAAATACAAACAAAAAAATCGAATCTTCATTGAAAAGACAAATAGCATTACAAGCTATTCTTGCGATGTTTGGAGGCGGCGGCGGTGGTGGCATACCTTTCTTTGCAAGTGGTGGATCTATAAGAAAAGGTCAACCAGCAATAGTTGGAGAAAGAGGACCTGAACTTTTCATTCCTAATTCTTCAGGACAAATAACCCAAAATGCTAGAGGTATGGGTGGACGTGCAGTAAATGTAAATTTTAACATCAATACGGTAGATGCATCTGGATTTGAGGATTTGTTATTTAGATCAAGAGGTGCTATATCATCTTTAATAAATCAATCTTTAAACGAACAAGGTAGAGGGGCAGTAGTATAATGTCAGGTGCTTTCCCTATTTCTAATTCAGCTTTTTCTACAATGGGTATTAAGTCAACCCAAAATACAATAATATCTGTAACTGATAGTGGTAAAAAATTATCTAGACAAATAGATGGTCAAAGATTTGGATTTACAGCTTCTATAATTACAGCAAAACGATCAGATGTTTATGGTGAACTTATGGCTTTTATTATGAAACAAAGATCAGCAAAAGAAAATTTTACAATAGTTCCACCAGAGTTAAAAAATGCAAGAGGCAATGTAAGTGGAACTGTTTTAGTTAATGGAGCTCACTCAGTTGGAGATACAACGATAGATATTGATGGTATGTCAGGAACACTTAAAGCTGGTGATTATGTTTCTTTTGCTTCACATACTAAAGTCTATATGGTGGTTGCAGATGCAACAGCAGATGTTTCTAACGAAGCTACAATCACAATAGAACCACCATTAATTAATGCTTTAGCAAATAATGAAGCTGTTACTTATGATAATGTTGCATTTACTGTGTATCTTACTAATGACATTCAAGAGTTTGGTGCTGTAGGCGCAACAAATACTGGTGAACTATTGTACGAGTTTGAGTTAGATGTCGAAGAAGCCTTATAATGGCAAAATATCTTGTAAAACATTGGATAAACGTTGACGTGATAGCTGAAAAAGTTATTGACCAAAATGATATAAATATAAAAACAAACGATCTAGGTAAGCATAATATCCCTGATGGAAGTTTTAGTTTTGTTATGATAAAAGATAGCGAGAAAATTAATAGAACAACATACGAAATTTATGACGAGAAACTTAACGACGGCAGTAAAAAACCAACTAGCAACAAATGATATTAGACCCGTACACCTTATCACCATTGGTTTCGGCACTCCTGTTA